ATGGACGAGTTTTTGAAGGACTTGGCAGTAGCCGTGATAAGCAGCTTGGTTACAGTAGCAGCGGAAACGGCAATCCAAGCCCTAAAAGAAAAGACCTCTCACAAAGCCGGGAAGCATTCGAAGAGGTCTTGAGTCAAAGGGGCATCGCGAAGGCGGTGCCCCGCCGCCAACGATTTTACACTAGGAGAATCGCGATGAAAACGGTTTTGATTGCAGTTGCAGCGTCATTGGCAACCATCTTTGTTATGAGATGGCTCAGAAGCAGGAAAGGTGGCAAATAATGGTCTACGATTCGCAGAAGCGCGCCGTATCGGCCTACCGCAAGAAGTCGGTGAAGCAGCTCACTATTCGGTTTTATCCCAATGAAGACGATGAGGTCATGTATCAGTGGCTAAAGAGCCAACCGAACACCACCGAGTACCTTAAGAAGCTCGTTGCCGCCGATATGGAGAAGCATGCATGAAACGCAGAAAAAGCCCGCACCCCTTTGCAGGGTGCGGGCTTTGCTCTTTATTTCGTCAACTTCGATACTGCCCAAAAGATAGGCACGAACGGTAGAAGGCATAGCGTGACTAGCACGCCAGCCGCAACGCCGATGCCCCAGCTAGCTTCGTCCTTCATGCCAGAAGCTCGTTCACGCGCTTCTGAACGGCATCATAGTTGCTTCCCAGGGCGGAACGGCGAGCGTCGCCATCACCGTACTCACCGCGAATCACGGCGCGTGCAAGAGCGTCAATGTCAACGCTATTGGCGCGCTCGTTCACGCGAGCCTGAACATCGTCATAACGGTCTGCGAGGATTGCGCGGCGAGTATCGCCGTTGCCGAAAACCCCGTTAAGAACGTCGCTCGCGAGGTCATCGACACTTGCGAATGCGGCGCGGTTGATAAGGTCTTGCACTTCGCCATAGCGCGAGCCAAGGTTATTGCGGCGATCATCTCCATTGCCGTACTCGCCGCGCAAGACGGCTGCGGCAAGGTCTGCCGTGGAGCCTTGCGGGGCAGAGGGCGGCACGGGTGCTTGTGTGCTGCCGTTGGGGTTTGCGAACTTCGCCCATGCGGCGGCATCCATATAGGCGATATCAAGGTCGAGAAGGCCGTCGTAACCGTTGATGCGCCCGTGGGACGTGTACTGATGGATTGCGCAGGAATCCCACGCACCAAACGCGCCAGATGCGAGCCACGGCGAATCCTGGTATCCAGTCTCGTTGTTGTCGGCGTACTGCGCAACCCAGAGCGCATGATTAGGCGCGATGGCGCTCCAATCCTCTTCTGTGCACACACTGCGACTTATGTACACGATGCAGCGCACGCCTGTAAGCTCATATATTCGGTCGAGGAACTGTTTTGCCTTGTCAGTGCCGATGCGCCCGTAATCCTCGTAATCGAGCATGGGAACACCGACGCCGAAATAGTTCTTGCAGTTCTCATAGAAGTGGTTTGCCTGCGCGATCGGGTCTTCCTTGTTCAGGAAGTGATAGAAGCCCCAGCACTTGCCCATGCTGATTGCCTTCTGAATGAACGGGTCGCACGTGTCGTGCACGATTCCCGTTCCCTCCGTTGCCTTGCAGAAGACGAAATCGTAGTCGATAGCGCCGAGGTCAAGCCCGCGCTGATAGTTAGAAATGTCGATGCCCTTCATAGTCATCGTTTATCACCTCTCAAAGCGTTGAAAGAGCCGAAGCCGACAGCTTTAAGCTCTTCCCTCGTCCATGTCTTGATTGAATTCACCCCATCGTCGGGGTCTCGCATCGCGTAGGTGCCGTCATCGTTTCTGCGCCACAGCATCACGACGTGGCTCCCGTAGTTGCGTTCGCCAAGCGTTCCGCTCACGCCAGCGAAGACGATCCAACCGTCATCGACGTATCCGAGCGCCGTGTCGGTGTCCCAAAACGTGTCAACTCGGTCGAAGCCATAGCGGTCATGGAGCAGCTGTGTGAACTTTGCCATGTCGTTCACACGGTCGGTAAGGCACGCTTCGCCAACAAGGCTCGAAAGCAAGTCTGGTGTGACGGTGACGCCGTTCTCGTAGCTCAGAGCCATAGCGGCGCACGTGAGCCCACAGCCGTACGTGCCAATGGTTTCGTCGCTGTAGGCGCAAGAAACCCATTGGGGGTCTTTCTGCAAGAAGAGCGGCATATAGCCGCTCTTCGGTGTGCTTGCCTGTTTGTCGATGATGGGTTGTGCGTCTTGCACGCCGTCGCTGTAGCCGCGCTCATAGCTCTTGGCGGCGCTTGAGCTGTCGGCCTGCACGTGGTCGAGCGTCACACCGAACCACGCCGCGAAGCCGATGGCGATGCCGAGCAGCAAAGCGATTGCGAGTTTCAGCCTAGCCGCGCTTAGATGCTTCATCGGCAATCACCTTCGCGGTAGCCGCCTCGGCATCGGCGTGCTCGAAAATCTTCATGATTGGAAGACTCGCGATATCGGGGTAAGCCTTGCAAAGGTTTTCGAGGATGCTGGCGACCTCCATTACGATGATCGCCACACATACGACGTACACCGTCACGCCGCCGAAGCCAAGGCCAGCGACGTGAGCGCTCATAATCTCGATGCACATCGCGAGCAGGATGATAAGCGCCAACACGGCCTTGTGCCCAATCCCAGTGCGCATCGTGGAGCTCTTGAACTGATGGTTCATGATGGCGGAAATGATGCCGCTAATCATGTCGAACAGCATCAACAGGAACGCGCCAGCGATTGCCCAAATCTGCTGGTCGGTGAACGTGTAGATTGCAGTAAAGTCCATAATCTTTAACCTTCCTGGTCGTCTTTCTTGTCTGCTTCGAGCATCGCCGCCACTGCGTCGCGCCACCGTTTCGGAACGCTCTCAAGCGTTCGTCTGCCGCTCTTCACGGCTTCGTAGTAGATCTTTGCCACCGTTACTCACCGCCTACCAAATCGCCGATTTCGAGCAACGCGGCGTTCGTGTCATCGAGCGCGGCGTTGGTTGCCTTGAGCTGCGCCATGAGCGCGTCGATTCGCTCGGCGTCGGTAAGCCCGTCATCCTCGTGCGCTTCCCACAGCTCGTCGAACGCCGCCGTCACCTCATCAACGGTCGGCACGCCGACTTGGACGAAATGAAGCTCGTCGGCCTTATAAAACTCGATTGACTTCTCAGCATCGGGGCCGTTATCTGCAACGTCCTTCCCGATGTTCTTGCGAAGCCAAACGTCGGCGCACGCGCCGTCCGCGCGGGCTTCGATAAGCACCGCGTCAGGCTGCGTGGCGGACACTGTCTGATAGCTCATGTCTCTTCCTCTCTGCGGCGCTCACGTGCCGCTTTGCTTGTTTGAAGGTCTTGTCGAATCCGTTGCGCGCAATCAAAGCGAGCGAATCTGTGTTTCTAAACCAGCCCCAATAGCTGCACACGCGCCTAGCGCGCCCAAGCGTCGGACTTCGCCGGTATTTGCAGAAAGCTCGGCAGGCGCGTAGGAATAGCGTCGGTCGCAGCGTCACGCGATTGCGGCGAACTGTGAAGCCAACGACGTCGACTGGTTCCTGGTCGCCGACTCGGCAGATCTTCCACGGCTTGACGTGAAGGCCGAAATTCTTGAGCAGCAGCCTTTGCAGCTGCCGCGCCGCGCTTCGCAAGTTGCGCTTGTCTTGGCTGAACAGGTAGATGTCGTCGGCGTACCAGAGTTGGTGCGTCACCATTGGGACGCTGCAACCTCGTCGAACCTTGCGCATGCCTTCTACGGCGTGATAGCCGAACGAAAGAACAAACTGCGCCATCCGCAGGCTGAAATAGCTGCCGATCTCCAGCCCGCCGCCGTAGGTTGCGAGCAGCGTTTCGCACAGGTACAGCACATCGGGGCTTCGTACGTAGCGGCGAAGGATGCGCATGATCACATCGGCCTTGATAGACGGGTAGCACTTGCGAACGTCGAGATGGACGAAGTAACCGCCCTCTTGAACCCAGCGGCTCACGGCATTCGCAGCCATCAGCTGGCCTTTTCCCTTCACGCTGGAGACCTGCCAAAAGCCGACTTTAGAACGCAGCAGCCCGCTTAGCGCTTCGATGGCCACGTAGTCGCAAATCTGCTGCTTGACGCTTTCGACGCCGATGATGCGCAGCTTGCCGTTTGTCGGTTCGCGGTGCCTGTAGCGCTTGATGGGCCGAAGCGCGAGCGTGCGCGATGCGATTTCGCTCTCGGTTTCTGCAATAAGCGACTCGGCGCTGCCGTGCTCGTCGGGCACGCGCCAGGCGTTCTTCTTGCCAGCGGGCGCGACGAGCCACGATTCGTAGGCTCTACTAATAATGGCTCCGTCGATGCGGAGCCCTTTGCAATAACTCTTCAATTGTTCAGACCGTTTCTCTCTGGATGCTGTCTGAGAGGTCGCCGACACGGCTACTGTCCCAGTGGTCTTAAAGCCATTTCAGTCGTTGACCCAGGCCATTGCCCGCTCGTTGCCAGCACGGCGGGTAGTCGCGGCGGAAGTGTTCAGCTGGTTGTTAGTTTTTCCAGATAGGCGCGAGCCGATGTTCCACCTGGTGTTGCCGGTGCCGTTGTTGCCGTTGACGTACCAAAGGCCAGCATTGCCCCTGTTCCTCAAGTTGCCGAGAGAAAGCCAAGAGAACATGACAGCCCGCGCGCCGCGAATCCCTGTTTTGCCTACAGAAGGGGGCTTGCGCCCCCTCGCGGCTTACGCCGCTTCACCCCTTGAGCGACCATTTGCAGAGCGGCGCGAGCCGATGTACCACCAGGAGTCGCCGGTGCCGCCGCTGCCGTGGACGTACCAAAGGCCAGCATTGCCCCCGTTCCACAAGTTGCCGAGAGAAAGCCACTCTCGCCATCCGACGGTGGTGTCCGCGACCTTGTAGTTGCCGTCGCAGATGCCGACGGACGTTGACGCGCCCGTTCCCTGCTGCATCATCAAGCCGTGGAATGTCTTCGGGTAAAGGCCGTAGTTCCAGCCTTCGCCAGCGGGGCCAGGGAACGCGCCAGCGTTTAGCGCCGAATCTGGCATGCTGCCAGACTTCTCGTTCTTGGTGTCGGGATTGACCCACACGATGGTGCCGCTGCCCGTGTATTGGATGAGCACGTTTCCAAGAACCTCGTACATGCCCAAGCCAAGCTCGACGCCCTGGATGACGAACGGCTGTTTGGAATCGGCGCAGCTCGTCGGCGAGCCGTCTCCCTCAACCATGTCGCATGCGCCCGTGTTCCACGGAGCAGTAGCGAGCTGGTAGGTGGTAGCGGTATTGAACGGCGTCGCGACATCGAAGTAGATCGCGACGTTCGAAGCATCGACGGCGACCTTCCTGATGACCTTAGCGCCGTCGAAGATGTCGCAGTTATAGCTATAGCCACGGTCGGTGCTGTCCCCCGTGTGCGTGCCGAGCATCATCGCAGAGCCGACTATGATCTGGTCGGCCTTGTCCTTCGCGATGACCACACGCGTAGTATTACTCTCGGCAACGGTTGGCGCGGTGGTCACATCGTAGGCCGTGCATCCAGTGAAGATGCTCTGACTATTTTTGGTAGCGTACTTGAGCAAGAACATCGCCTTCACGTACCAGTCATCGGCGGCGACCTTGAGCGCGTCGCCTGTGGTGGCCGTCTTCATGAGCGAAACACCGCCGTCGTGGCTCACGCTGCGCGTTTTCACGGGTGCGCCGCTCACGCTGCGCGGCTTGCCGTCGGCATCGACCGAGAGTGCGTATTTCGCATAAAGCATGTAGGGACGCTGCGCCCCGTTGGGAAGCAGCGCGGCGGGCTGGCGCTTCATGCCAGGCTTGCGCACATCCGAGACGGTGAGGTTCACTGCATCATCGGTCTCGGTCTCAAGCGTGTAGAGAACGGGCGTCAGAATCCATGTGTCATCCTTGCGGCTAAAACGGCCATCGCCGTCGATCGCCGTGACATAGGGCATGCCGTCGGTATCCACGCCACCGTTCACCTCGAAGAAGAGAAACGCGCCGTGGCCGACGTACGGGTCTACCGCCGCGCGACCGATGACGCCAGGCTTCGGGTTGGCGATGCCAGCGTTCGCGCCTGTCTTCGTGCAGGCGGTAGAGCTGCCTTTCGGAATGCTGACGCCATAATTCTTTCCATCGCGCATCTTTGCGAGCCATGCGGCGATGCTCGCGTTCGTATAGCGTCCAGTTTCATCATTAAAAATGGGGACTGTCGAAGCCCCCATGGATTCGAGCGCGATTGCCACGCGCTCAAGTGTCTCGTGATCCGCAATATGCGTCTTCGCCATGCCTAATCCTCCGTGTCCACTAGTGTGATGTACTCGGTATCGCCCACGGTGTCGTAGGCAAGATAGATGCGCTTGTCGGGGCTGATTGAGCCGCGAGCTTCCTCGGCGGCCTTGCGCGCATCTGCCGCCGCTTCGTCGACTCTGTCCTTCGATGCGTTTGCGGCGTTGGTAGCCGTCTTCGCGGCATCGGTTGCCGCATCGGCGTTCGCTTTGGCGGTGTTGGCGGCTGCGGTGGCGTCGTTCGCGCTTTTAGTCGCCGCGTTGGCCTTGCTGGTTGCCGTGTTGGCGGCTGCGGTCGCGCTCTTGCAGATGTTCACGGCGGCGTTGGCGTTGTTGACTGCGGCAGTCGCGTCGGTCGCGGCCTTCTCGCCCTTCGAAACGGCTGCTTCTGCGCGTTGCTCTAACGCTTCGACGGCGTTGTTCCAAGATTGCGCGGGCACGTTGCCCTCGCGGGCGTCGCGCATGATGTCCAACGCGAAGCGTTCGGTCTGCACCGTTTGCGAACCTTTGGTGAATTCGAAATAGGCTTCGTCGGTGTAGCCTGGAACGCACGCGAGCTTGCTTTCCTCGCATACGTGTGTGACCGTGTTTCCTGAAACGGTTGCTGTTCCCTTGTAGTAATGGATGCGGTCAGGCAGTCGCGCCACAAGGTAGGCAGTATAGCCCGCAAGCGCGAACTCGGTACCATTATCGTAGACGAGCGCCTTGATGGTGGTGCCGCCGCTCTCTCCCTGCGCGATGCGGATGCAGTTGTTCCCGCATCCGCGCTTGTCGACGTCAAGCTCGATTGTCTGCGTGTTCATTACTCTTCACCGCCAGCTTTAAGGGCGCGAAGCTTCTCAAGTGCGGCCATAAACGCCCCAATCGGATCAGCTTGCGTTTCCGCTTCATCGGTGGAAGCCGCTGCAACCGACGGATTTACGATTTCCGCGAGCGCATCGAAGCAAGCGACCGTTGCGGAAGTTCGCTCATCCACGTATGAAGGCAGCACCAAGGTGACGCCGCCATCGTTCGAGAACGTCGTAGGCTCGACGATATCAGCCGCTTTGACAATGGAGCGAGTCCCGTCATCGTATTCAGCGACGAACACGATGCCCGCATCCTCTCCTTTTTGCAGCTGCTCCTTATCGAAATTCTGCAACATGTTCTCGATATTTCCGACTGGATCATGGGCCCAGTATCTGACGATTTTCGCCATGCATGTTCCTTTCTATCCGGTTCCGACGGTGGTGTATCCAACGAGGATGCCGTTGATGTATCTCAACTGCATCGTTCCGTAGTGCCATCCAACCGTTCCGTTTCCTGCATCGTGGAGCTCGGAGATGAGCGGTTGGTTGATGTATCCAGTCCATCCCTGGGTCGTCGTTACGCTCGTGTTGGAGCTTGAAGCCGTCGATATTCTCGGAGACGATATGCGCACGATGCCTTCGGCCTGCATCTGAAGGCCGTACATCAGCTCTCCCGTTGACGTGTCCCTAGCAGAACTCGAATAGTCGATATATCCAACGCTTCTCGCCTTGTTGTTGTCGGTCCTGTATCCGCTCATCTGCCCAACGGAATTCAACATCGTGTAATAGTTGCTATATCCACAGCGAAAAGTGCCATTCGCCGTGATGTTGTTCGCTGTCATATAGTTCGTCGATAATGCGCCAGTTTTTAGATTCCAGCTGTTCCGCATGGCTGCATCGGCGATGATTCCAGCAGACATATACGACGCATTGATGTACACAAGGCCGTTCTTCATGAAAACGCCCTGCGTCTTGCCGTTGTTCGTCAGGAGGTTGAACACCTTGTTCTGCGTCCACGCATCGTCGTAGTCGCTCAAAAGCCCCTGCGCCGTCGCTTTGGCCTTCGATTGCTCGATGATGCTCTTCGCGTAGTACGCCGCCGAGTGATACGTGTTGATCGCGCTCGCATAGGTGCTGTAGGCGCTCTTATAATCGACCATCGCAGTCTTGAGCTCATCCGCCGTTTTGCAGGCGAGCACAATGTCAATGCAATCTTTCAGGTTGTCGTACGCCTGATTCTCTCCAAATGCGGCATCGTATTTCGGCACCAAAACGTTCAGTTTGAATTGCTCGTTGAGCGAAGTGCTCTTGGTTAGAATGCTGTACTCGCTCGAAAGGTCGGATTGCTCCTTCTCGATCGTTTGCAGAATCTTGTTGACGGCGGCTTTCTCGGCTTCAGTCACCACGCCGTCGCTCGCGAGGTTGTTGACGGTTCCGTCGAGGTCGTTGATCGATGTCTTTAGCTCTGATAGCGACTTGTCGGTCTCGCCAAGGTTGTCGGTCAACTCCTTGAGCGCATCGCCTGTGGCGGTGCCAAGGCTTTTGATGTCGCTTGCGTTGTTGCTCGCCCTATTGTCGAGGTCGTTCACAACGCCTTCGAGCGTCCAACCGTTATCGCCATAGTTCACGTCACCTGGCGAAAGCTGAAACTCGCCCGTGTCGAAGTCCCAAAAGTTCTTTCCCTTCTCGTCGGTCAGCAATCCCGCGCGGATGCGGTCTGCCCGCATCGTTCCGGCGTTGATGCAATCGGCGCTCACCTGAGCGCCGGTGATGAACGTGCGCCAGTTCCATTGGCCGTCGCTTGTAAGCGATGCGGCAAGGCGGATGCCCATGCCGTTGATGTTGACCGCCCACATGCCGGACGTTGCCTTGAGCGGCACGCCCGTTTCGGCATCGAGCGGCACGTTGGAGTAGATAACGCCAAGCTCGAACGTCTCGACTTTGTACGTGCCCACTGCGTTAAACGCCTTGTTTAGCGCGGCCATGAGCTGGTTGAGCCACGAAACGGACGTTCCTGCTGCCGCGTCATAGTTCGCACGCTGGTTGCTGCCGCTCTTTAACTGCTGCGTCATCGCCTGGAAGATGTCTGCCAGGTCATCGGTGAGGTTGCCGAACGTCACCGATGCATCGCCGGTCACCAGGTCGCGGGACAGCTTCGAGACGCGGCCCTTAAGCCTGATCCCGGCATCGGAAAAGCCCTTGTCGATGATCGCCACGCAATCTCCGACGGCCACGCCCTCCCAATCTCGCCCGAACGCGAACAGGTCAAGCACGCTCGCTTCGTATGACACGGTAGGCGCTTTAACGGTTTCGAGGTAATCGCGCGTTTCGGCCAAAAGCTGCGCCGAATCCTCGCACTGCTCGTTAATGTAAACGTCCACAGCGGGAGCGATGCCGCCGCTGCCGTCGGGATGCCCCCAAACCTCGGTTGCGGACGTATCCTCAACATAATCCTTGCCGCCGTTTATATCGCCGAACGTCAAGCGTCGGCCATAGCCGCCGCTATCCGTCTCAACACCCTTGCCGTAGCCGTAAACGCGCGTCTTAGGGTTGGCGCTGCCAGTCTTTCGCTTGATGCTGATAAGGTCTTTGGTCCAGGTGAAGCGCTTAGGGCTTTGCTGGTTTCCGCGCGTCGCGACCACGCGCGCATATCGGTGCGTGATCTGCACGCCGTCCGTCTCGATGACGGTTTCAAGTTCGCCGCCCCAGGTTTTGAGCAAATCGCTCAAGCCTTCGCGAACGCTGATGTGGTAGAAGGTGTGCGAAGCGCTACCGGGCTGGTCGCAGTTGCCAACTTCCCAACGTGTGCCAGCGAGGATTGAAGCAAGCGCCACGGCAGCGCTGCCGGAAGGTCGCTTGTCCTCGATGTAATCATCCCACGTCTCATTGATGGAATTGATGCACGTGACGCTGGTATAAGGCTTGCCGTCGGCATCGTGCAGGCGCTCGATTTCGTCAACGATATGCTCATGCACAACGCCTTGTCGGTCAAGCCAAACAAGGCGCTCGCCCTTGGTCAAATCCTCGTCGCACGTGATCTTAAGCTCGTCGGTTCCGTCGGTTGCTTCATCATGGGTGGCGGCTGTGTATGTGAGCCGCCCGAGATTCACGCCGAATCGGCTGAAACGGGTGAAGTCGACCTTGTTTATTAAAGCCATCTTTCCTCCCATTCCAGCACCGCAGAGCCGCTAGAAATCTTGATGTGCGCACGGTCTTTGACTGTGAAAAAGTCGCTCATGATGTTGAGTTGAGCAACAGAGCCGTTAACGGTCACGTGCTCCTTGTCGAAGTCCATGCGAACGACACTCGAAGCCGTCAACGGCTGCACCACCTCGACGAACTCCGCCGTATCGGTATTAGTAATACGCCAAGAGCTGCAAGCTCCGGGCTTCGCCGTCACGGTAAGAGCGGCAGGCAGCGTGCCGCCGACGGCGAACGATGCCGTGTCGCTCATATCCATTCGGCGATGCTGGCCGTAATAGTCTGGATCGCCAATGTGGAACGTAACGGTTGCCTGTGGGCAATCGTCGGTGATCTCGTCAAGGTCGGTTGCGCCGCTAACAATCGCCATCAAATAGCGCGTAGGGTCATCAGGTAAATAAAGCGGCGCTGGCTCGTCAGACCAGAGCAGCGCCGCCAAATCATGCCGTACCTTCTCAACCTCTCGGCGATGCTCGGCGCGAAGCTGCATATCAACTTGCAAATCATACCCAGAGCGCTTCGCTCGCCTGAAATACTCGCCGCTTCGTCCGGGAGCGTCCTCAAACTCAGCCGTGACGCTCGCCATTATCGGGCGGCGGATTCGGCATGAAACCAGCGAAGACAGGTCATGCCCGTTGAACACGATGCTATCGCGCTGGTTGCGATTACGTTTAAGCTCCAACGGGCACCCCCTTCTGCTTGAGCTTGCTGGCGATGCCAGCGCCGATCTGCTGACCGGTGGTGTAGGCATCAATGCTGTTTGCAACGGTAGCGTTAACGGTCACGTTCACCTGAGTTCCGCCACCGAAGCCACCGCGTAGGCGGTCGAGCATGCGAGAAATGCCAGCTTCGACGCTCTCTCTGACGCTGTTGCGCAGCTTGGCATCGGGCGCGACATGCTCAAGTCCAGCTTCGCCAACGCCGATGATCGAAGGCTTGTCGAAAGATGCGCCCTTTGCGTACCAATTGACGCTGATGGACGGCAGCTTTACAACACCACCAATGTCACGCCAGCTGACGTTGAAGTGCGGCATGTTGATATGCGGCAGGCTGATTCGGATTCCGATGAACGCGCTCTGAATCTTTCCAGGAATGCCGCTGATGAAGTTCCATGCATCGCTAATCGGACTGGTGATGCTGTTTCTGATGTTGCCGAAGACGTTAGCGACCGTGTTTTCAAGGCCAGGGAATCCCAGCTTCTCGCCAATCGCGTTGCCTGCGTTGATCGCGTTGGTCTGCGCGTTGGACATTTTTGTTTGGATGTTGTCCTTGATAGCGTTGAATGCCGTTGCCGCTTGCTGCTTCGCGCCGTCCCAATCGCCGTTAAGCGCTGCCTTAAGAGCAGAAGACGATGCGGACGCTACCATTTGGCCTGTTTGCATATCGTTTTGTATGGTGTCCTTGATTCCGCCGAAGTACGTTGCCGCACCGTCTTGCAAAGCCAGCCACTTTTCGGAAGCGTCGCTTTTGATCTGCTCCCATTTTTCGGAAGCTCCCTGGGCGATTTCCGAAGCCTTCGAGATAACGGCTTCCTTGGCTCCGTCAGTCTTCTCAGAAATAGTGGACTTCACGCCTTCCCATTTTTCGGACGCTCCGTCTTTTATTTCTTGCCATTTGTTGGAGCAAGCAGACTTGAAACCTTCCCATTTTTCGCCAGTCTGCGTTATGAAACCTTGGATTCCGCCGGTAACGGTAGACCAGATTCCGCCGAAAAATTCTGCGGCACCGCCGAAGAAATCGCACACTCCTTGCCAGGCGTTTTGAACGCCGGTGCAGAAGCCTTCCCAGGCTTGCTTGCCCTCGTCGGTGGTAGTAACCCACGTGACGATTGCGCCGACGATTATTGCAATAAGACCGACGACGGCCATGATTGGGTTCGCAGAAAGAACCGAACTGAACGCTTTGAATCCGTCCGATGCCGTCTTAAGTCCGGATGCGAAAGCGGGCAAGCCGCTAACGACTTTGCCAACGCCCGTGGCAACCGCGCCGAAAGCGATTCCGCCTTCAATGAGCTTTGCGGCAAGCTCCTTTTGCTCAGGCGTGAGGTTCTTAATCCATGTGCCGAAGCCCTTCACCGCGCTTGCCGCATCCTCGACCACAGGCGCGAACTGCTCGCCGATGTCTGCACCTGCAAGGGTGATTTCTTTTATAGCTCCCTTCATCTTGTCAGACGCGGTGGTGGTCTCGTCTTTCAATCCCTGGACGAACCCTGCGGCATCGTCCATGGAGCCGCCAAGGTTGCTCATGTTGATTCGGCCTGATTCGGCAGCGTCAATAAACGACGTTGCCGCCTTGCTGCCGAACAAGTCGAAAGCCTTTGCGGTGGCTTCGGACTGCTTGGCCGGGTCTTGCAAATCCTGAACCAAACCGTTGAGCATATCGCCCATGTTGGTTCCCTCTTTAGCACAGTTCGCAGCAGCTTTCTTCAATCCGGTGAGCATGCCATCTACCGGAACGCCAGCGGCTTCGAAGTTGCCCATCAAGGTAATCGAATCTTGCAGGCTCAAGCCCATCTCGCGAAAGGTAGCACCGTTGGTGTTAACGCCGCTCGTCAGAGCATCGACGCTAACGCCCGTAGCGGTGGAAACGCTAGCCAGGTGATCAAGCAAGTTGCCCGTCTGGCTCTGGTCAACGTTCCAAGCTTTCATGGACATCGCAACGTTTTCAACGGACTTAGATACGTCTGAATCGGTCACCTTCGCGAACTTGAGAAACTTGGTAGATATATCGTCCAGCTCGTCACCCGTCACCTGAAAGTGCGTGTTCACATCGCCGACGGCTTGGCCTACGGTGTTGAAGTCTCCCGGCGCTTGTGCGGCAACGCTCTTGACGCTGCGGCGGATTTCCTCGGCTGCATCGCCGATCGCGCCAGCGCCCTTGATGGCGATATTCTCGCCCTCCTCAAGCTGGCCGAAAGCACCGTAAGCAGCGGTAGCGATACCGCCGAACGTCGCGGTTGCCTTGGTGCCTACGCTGCTGATTTTCCCGCCGACGGCTTGGAACTTGCCAGCGTTATCCTCGATTGTCTGCCCAAGCTGGTAAAGCTTACCCTTGCTCGCTTCGGCTTCGTTCGAAGTCTCCTTGAGCTGTTTACCGTAGCTCTCCAAATCCTTTTCGCAAGCCATGATGGAGCGTTGCAGCTGCTCATATTGGCGCTGCTCAGTCTCGGTCAGCTGTGCGCCGCTCTGCTTCTTAGCGTCAAGCTCGGCAAGCGCCGCCTTGTAGGCAGAAAGCCGGTCTTTCGTCTCGTTATAAGCCTTATTGAGCGAGCGTACTTTCTGTTCTAAAAGTTCGGTGTTGCCAGGATTGAACTTGAGCGACTTGTTTATATCCTTGAGGTCGCTTTGCGTGGCCTTCGATTCGGTCTGAATCTTTTTGAGCGCAGATTGAAGCTGCGTCGTATCGCCGCCGAACTTGATGGTCAAGCCCTTGTAGCTTACAGCCATGCCGTCACCTCCTTATGTTGTCAAAGTGCGCGATAAGCGCGTCAATTTGCGCACCGTAAAAGGTGCGCAAACGTGCTGCGTTTACCCAAAGAAGAAAGCTTCGCCGTCAGATGCGGCTTTGTCATCATCCGCATACGCCACGGCATCGTTAACGAAGTCATGTAGCTCCATCACATGCATAACCTGCTCATACGTCAGGCATTGCAAGTCGGAAATGGTTAGGCCGCATTGCTGCGCATTGTATATGTACAAAGCGCCTGCATCGTCCTTAAGCTCCTGCGGCAGCTCCGGCAGCGGCGTTCTCGGCGGCCTCGGATGCCACTTGCGTGGCGCTGCGAAAGTAGTTCGCCTGAATCAGCTCCCATACCTTGCTAGACCAGCTTTCATCTGCCGACATGTCGAAAGCCTGCTCAGGTAGCGTTCCAAGCCAAACATTGAAGCCCGAAACATTCTTATCGGCGGTCTTGCAGAAAGCCCAGAAGAATTGAGCCATCGAGAGGAATGGCGGAACCTCGTTTGTTGCGATGCCGTCCATAATCTCGGAAAGGCCGTCGTTGATGTCCTTCGCACGGGTGTGGCCGTTTTCCTTCATGTAACGAAACTCGCCGTTATAGATGATCGGCGTGAAAGCCGTAACAGCAACGGGGAACTCATTATCGCCAATCTTGATGATGTCCGCCATGTCTACTCAGCCGCCCCGAACACGGTAGAAGCGTCAAGCTCGACAGGCGTGAGGTCAACCTTGACCTTCTCGAAGAACTTATCCCAGTCCGAATTGTCGCTGTAAGCGTCGTAATGGCAACCGCGCCAGCCGGTCGGCAGCGTGACGGGCTTCCATTCGAAATCAATATCCATCTGCGTAATGTCGGGCTTCTCCTCAAGAGTCTTGGCATCCATGGATGGCTTGGAAGCCTTGCACATCAGATAGCAACGGCGCTTGCCTATGGTCTTGCCGCTCTGCTGGCACATGAGCGCAAAAGGCATCGGGTCTTTGTCGGCGGTGCCCAGAATGTGGCCTGCTTCGTCGATGTCGTAGCCGGAAATCAGCGCAAGCATCTTTCGAAGTTCTGGCGTGGACTCCATGTCGCGAACGGACATGGTGCCGTTTCCGCCGTTGTCATGGTTGTCATCAATCCAGATTTCGTCATCGGCGTAAGCCTTGGCGTTCTGGACGCTCGGCGCTGCCTTGATCTCGACGGTTCCCGGCACGTGGTATGGCTTGAGAAACTTCAAAGCCGCTTCGTCCGGGCAAAGCGCAAGGTGCAGGTTCTTCACGCCGAAGAATCCGTTTCGTGACATATCTTTTCCTTTCAATCCTCGGTAACGTCAATCTCGTATGCCGTCTCAACCAGCTCGTCACCATCGAGCGGCGTTACCGTTTTGCTGTAATTAAACTCAGCGGCATCGAGCGCCGATTCGAACCGCTTCTCAAGCTCGTAATCGCGTTCGCGCACGTAAAGCGCCACATCATAGGGCATCCAGCGAAGCCATCCCACGTTGTCTGCGCTCACGCTCTCGCCATAGCCCGCTTCTATGTCTATGTACGGCGGCGCGGGACAATCGCCGTCGCGAAACCCGCCGTTAGCCCACGGCAGGCCGAAGCCGTCAAGCAGTTTCGCCAAATCTCGGATGCTATTCACTCGTTGCCCCCTGCGAAAACTCAGCGGAAACCTCTTCATAGACACCTTGGATGATGTGATCGCCAGCGACCGTGCCTGGATAGCTGCCGTATTGGTTCTTGATTGCATGACCCTTTTCGAGCAGGTGAGTAAGCTGGCCTTGCTTGTTGTACACGGTGCAACTCGTTCCGGTTTCGTCCGTCTCGACGCTATTAGCCCAAGCCTTGGCGTAGCTGCCGCCATGACGCTTCTTCTTACGGCTTCGCTGCTTGAGCAGGCGCGTTGCCTTCTGGCCTGCTGCCTTCACGTTGCCTTCAAGGGTCTTCGTGTCCTCGTCGATGACCTCTTGCATGCTGTTTACTATGATCTCATTGAGGTCATCGATATTGATTACGTCGCTCACCGGTTGCCTACTTTCTCGACCAGCGTTAGGCGCATGTCATCGGCTCCCGACATAACCGCCGAATCGACGGCATAGCGGATGCCCTTGAACTCGCAGAGCTTTTCGCCGCTGTATGCGCACGCGCGAACCGTGATGACGGCCTGTGGCTTAACGCCAGCTTGCGCGGCGGTGTAATACGCCGTCTGGCTGATGCCGTAGACGTTGCACGGCACACGGCGGCAACGCTCCTTTTTGTGCGAAACCCCCAACTCGTCGCGCTCGGAAACGGTCGCAATCAACGTGCAAACCCCAGCCCACCCGCTCATGACGCATCACCGCCGTTGTACGCCGAATCACCGCTCATGGAGGTGAGCATGCATTCGAACGACTTCGTGAAACGGTCTGCATCTGTGTTGTCCATGCCGAAATTGGCCTTGACGTATACCTTGATAGCAAGGCGAATGCGGCCATCGGAGTCGTCGTTGGCCTTCTCGGGAAGGACGCCGCCCGCTACCAGTTCGGCGCGGGCGGCTTCGATGACGTCTGCAATCTCTTCGTCGAAGTCGTTGCAGAAAGCGGGAATGCGCAGGGCGGCGCGGCAGGCATCGAGAATGCATTGCTTCTGCTTCTTCTTGTCTGCCATGGCACGAGACCTCCTTATGCAGTCTTGACAGTCAGCTGGGCGAACGACTTGGGCACGGCAAGGCCGCAATCGATCAACTCGTAACCGTCAAAGCAGCGGTTCTGAGTTCCGTCGGACGCGATATAGGGCATCACGTCGGGGCCGTCGAACACGTTGCCCTTGAACAGGTCGGGGTAGCCGGCGATGATCACACCGTCGGCGATGGAATCGTCGCGCTTGACAAGCTTGCCGAAGATGTGGCCTTCGACGGACGGGTCGGCATTCTTCTCATCGACGAAATACGAGCGCCCGTTAGCGTCCTCGAGCATGGCGATGTAGTTCCAAATGACGTTGTTGTTCGCGTAGATAATGGCACCCTTGGGCGTGGAGAGGCCGTAGGTGTAGAGCTTGGAGAGCAGGCCAGCGAGGTCGGCTTTCTTGAGCGCATTGGCCGTGGAAGTCTGAATCTTGTTCGTTTTTTCCATGCCGTAGGACTCGTTGGCCAGGCGCGCATGAGCATGGGCGTTGCATCCAACGGACAGTCGTGCGGCGATCTCGCTTACGAGATAAGACTGGAAGGATGCGACGGATTGAACGGCCATGCGGCGGCTCATCTTCAGGCTCTTCTTAATCTCGACGCCCTCGAACTTGAGCGTGTCGAACGTGTTCTTCTCATCGTCGGTCGGTGCCGCGCCCTCGTCGGTCTGCGCGGCGTCGCCAGCATCAATGGACTTGTGGCGGATAATCTCGAACTGATGGGGGAAGTTCTGCTTCGGCATATCGCCCCACAGAACGGCGGTGTTGTCGATGAGCGAGATAATCTCGTTTTGAAGCTCGACGGGAATGACGGAATCGGTGTTGCTCGTCGTGTGGTTGAATGCGGCGCGCTGCTCCATGGCGTGGTTCTGCGCGGCGCGCTCCGCGTCGGTCAGTGCGTAGCCCTCTACCAGCTGGACGCCAGCGCGCTCAGCGACGCCCTTCACCCACGCGCGCTGCTCGGCTGCGTCGTAGTCGGTCACGTCGTAGGCGTTGCCAGCACCGACGACATTGGCGGAGCGCGCCAGCGGAACGGCATCCACGCGGCGGGCGGTGCCGTTCTCGATGGCTGCGCGGGCGGCTGCAACGGTCGCGGCGCGGGTCTGCGCGGTCGCAGTCTGCTGCGCGCGAATCTCGTTGATGTTCTTCGTCAACTCGGCCATGCGGGCGGCGTCCTCATCGGTCGGCTCGGCGTCATCGGCGGAATACTTGTCGATGAGTGCCTGGAGCTCTTCCAGCAGATCTTCAAGGTTCATTTTTGTTTCCCTTCTAATTGATGGCGATTGCCATTACTGCACGCGCCTTTACGAGCGCGTTCTTGCGGCGCACGTGCTCCCCGTGCGACTCCTCAATCACTCCGTTGAGAAGGTTTCTTGCACTTATTTCGGTGTTCGGGTCAGCAGGAAGGCTGACTGCGGACACGTCATAAATCTTCTTGACGCGCGTGATTGTCGTGGTGTGCGTGTCTCGGTCGTACTCGGACGCGCCGATGGTGAACGCCCACGACATGCGCGTGACAAGGCCGTTGTCGATTTCCTCGAATCGGTTTCGGGCGGCTTCTGACTTCGAGAGGTCGGCGGCCACGAAAAGCCCGTGCTCGTCGGGCTCGACGATGAGCGTGCCGTTCGACTGGCGCGCCAAAACGTCGCCCACATGGTCGAACTGCATGATGATGTCGCTCATGTCGGTATCGGCGAATGCGTCTGGGCTGATGACCTCGCGATACTCGGTGCCGTCCCAAGGGTCTTGCCAAAGGACGTATGGATCATTGAACGTCGAAGCGTATCCCTCGACGTAGCAGTCAGATTCGATGCGCTTCTCGCGCTTGCCGCCATCGGGCAGGCTGCGCAGCACCATCGACATTGTTCTGTATTGACGCTCATTCGGCTTGGCTGGCATCATCGTCACCGTCCTTCTTCTTACCGTCGATTGCCGCGACGTTTGCGTTTACCTCAGCCGCCTTGGCGGCTTGCTCGGATGTATGCTCGCTTATCAAGTCCAGGTCAATGTACTCGCCGCGGATAACGTGGCGGTCGCCGCCCTCGTAATGCGGAAGCTGGAACACGTCAGCGCCCTGGTTGCCCGTCATGATTCCTCGGTCATAGAGCGATGTGACGACGTTGAGCTTTGTTTGATTACTAGCGAACTCAAGGCGGTTCGCGCTGAACATGATGCTGTTGCCGTACGCGATCTCGTTCGGCGTGAAGGTCATGCACGTGAGCACGTATCCAAGCTGCACCGCGAAAACCTCTGTGCGACCCTCATAGAACGAGTTGTATGTTTCCTCGTCGGCCTTGTTCATAACGATGTCTTCGCACGAGCCGAAGAACCGATATGCGGCCTTCTCGATGCGTTCCATCTGGGCGGCGTCCACCGTGTAGCTCTGCGGCGTTATCTGCTTGACGTCGTTGTATTTGTTGTCATAGACAGCTATACCGCCAGCGTTCGCCGAACCGAGCTGCTTGTTGAATTCCTTTCGGGCCTTCTCCAAGTCTTCGGGATTGCGGTTCTGCGACATCTTGCCTATGAAGCGAATGGCCGCACCTTGCTCGATGGCCGTCTTCTCAGCTTCGTTCTGCGCGTGCATCAGCTCTAGCGTCGGATTGAGCACGTTCGTCCCGTCGCCGAACAAATCGCTTCTGAATTGGTGACGAGTCAACACGCCGACGCGCGACCATTCGAGCATGGTGGCGTCACCGCCAGGGAAAGACAGCTTGAGCCACAGCGTTCCGCCGACGTCGTAGGCTTCGCACTGCCCCGGAAGGACAGGATAGTAGCCCGTGATGGTCTCGGTGCTCCCGTCGAGAATGGGAACGATAAGGCACGTGTCGCACACGTCCAGCATCGTCGAGATGCGGTGCAGGAACTGCGGCGTCGTCATCCACGGGTTCGGCTGCCATTCGAGCGAGCGCGTTGCCAACCGCTGCGCGGTTCCCGAAACCTCGGGTTTCAGTTTGCTCGCGTGGTCGGCGTTTCGCTCGATGATGCTTCGCGTCAGCTCCGCTTCGTAGATGCCGCCACTCCACGTTGTAAAGCGCGGCGCGTACGCCGTGAACGTCTGGAAGTAACCGTCCACGGCCTGCATGATCGGCTTGTGGAATACGGCATCGAACATTGAGCGGAACATCGACGTTCGTTTAGCCACGTTTAACCTCCAATCATGCTTCTGAAATCGTCCATCATGTCTTTTAAGACCACGAATGCATCGCATTCCGCCGCCCAGGCGTCGATGCGGTTGCGCGGGTCTTGGTTCTTTTTGTCGGGCGCGATGTTTCCGTTCGCGTCGCTGCGCACCGCGACGTTCGAGCGGCACCACTCGGCAATCGGGTTGCTGTTGTCAACTACGCGGTTCTCCTTGTACAGGGCGCGTAGCTCCTTCATCGGCATCGAGAGCGTTTGAGCGCCTTGGATGACCTTCTTGAAGTTATCGGCTCCGAAATAACCTTCGTAGGCTTCCACCGTCGGCACGTCGCGCATGTGCCACGGGTCGTAGCCGCACGCAACGGCATAGATGCCGTATTTCTCGCGCACCTCGTCCACCCAATCGAGCACGAGCCGCTTGTCGATGATTGGCGTCGGAGACGTTCGCAGCAGCCCGCGCGCGATCCACGCGTCGTAAGGCACGCCGTCGCGACCGCCGCGCCGTCCTTCCGTTTCCGCCTGCTCCAAGGCGCGAAGCGGAATCCACGCCATGTGCATCGCATATATGCGCTCGTCGTTCGGGCGCATCATCAGCAAGCATGCGGCGGTGAGGTCGGTGGTGTCTGACGCGTCAACGCCGAGCACCGCATAAGAAAAAGACCCGTCGGACGGGTCGAAAGTGTCATCGTTATGAATCTCAGCCCACGTAAGCCACGCTTGGCTTTGGTTTTCGATGAGGTTGAAGTCCTTGACCAGAAGTGTCGGCAGAAATGTCGGGTCGTCTTTGGCCTTTGAGACGTTTTGGCGCAAGCCCTCAAGGCTTTTGATGGTGCCAAGGCCAGGGTTCGCCTTGATCCACGCCGATTCCTCTTGCCACTCATCGCGCTCATCAAGCTCGAAGATGAACGCTATGAAGCGCTCGGCCTTCTCGCCTGTCGCCTTACCGTCGAGCCATTTGGTGGCGTATTCGTATTGGGCGTCGAAGATGCCGTTCCGAACGAAACCGTTGGTCGTGATTTCCAGAACCAGCGGTTGGCGGCGAGCGGACGTGCCCTGAATGGTTAGGTCGTACAGATCACGGTTCTTCATTGCCGCGAGCTCGTCGACGATGGCACCTGAGATGTCAAGGCCGTCGAGATGGTTCGTGTTGGCGGAAAGCGCCTTGATTGAACCCATGTTGAGGTCGCAGTAGAGGTCACTCACGCGCTTGCGAACGTGCCGCCCAAGAGCGGGCGACGTGAGAACCATGCGCCAGGCGTTGTTGAAGCCCTTCGCCGCCTGGTCGTGAGCCGTGGCGACGTTGTAGACCTCGGGCGCACCCTCATCGTCGTTGATAAGCAAGTCAAGCTCTATGGCGGAAGCAAGCGCGGTCTTGCCGTTCTTGCGCCCCATAATCCAGAGCACTTCGCGATACCGCCGTTTTCCCTCAACGTCCACGAAGCCGAAAACGACGGATAGGATGGCTCGCTGAAAAAGCTCAAGCTCGAACGGCTGGCCGAGCTTGCCAGATGGAAGTCGGCAGAAGCGCTCGATGAAGCTCACGTGTTTCTGCGCGTATTCCTCGCGATAGTGGTATGGATACAGCGGGTCGTCGTTGTCCAAGTCTCGAAGGACGATGGCCGCGACCTGCTGCATCTTCGTGCACGCGGTTATCGTGCCGTCGAGGACGCCGCCGAAGTACTCGCGTATCGCCTTTTCGCACGAGCCAGCGGCCTTCTTCCTAGCCACCGAACCTCGTCTCGTTCAGGTAGTCCATGAGCGCATCGGCTGAGGTGCTGCCGCTCGGCATCATATCGGTGATCTGCTTGATACCGCGCGAGAACGTTGTGAACAGCTTGTTGTACGCGGAAAAGCCTGGATGCTCGCGCAAGCCCGATTGACCGCCGCCGTTGTCGTACTCGGTGAAGATGCTTTCGCCCATCAGCTCCACGCGAGCTTGGTCGAGTTTCACTTTCAGAAACGCGATGTTCGACATGAGCGGCATGATGGCTGTGCGCTTGTCGTCTGGAATGACGTCCTTGGTCAAGCGCTGCAAGCGTTTCAACTCGTTTTGATAGAGCGATTGCACCGATTGCCCGTTCCGCTTCGGGGGACTCTTCGCGACTTTCGGCGAAATCTCGGTACTTTCGCATACTTTTCGCTTTGCCACAAGACCACCCCCGTTCTGAAAACCTTTGCGCGCATAAATCTATCTCCCGGCGTTGGTGCCCTAGGCTGGTAGCCTTGGTTTTCGAACGGGGGGATGCTGCGTCGCTCTGACCTGCTGTTTTGTTGTCTCTGTTTTGTGAGCTGCGAATTGTGCTCAGTCTGTGTGTTCACCGTTCAACGAAACCAAGTTGCCGTCCTCGTCGAACGCCAAACCTTGCCTAGTGCTGCCTTGCCTTACCCAGCCGTGCACCTTTTTGTGGCACAGGTCGCACAGGCTCACTAGGTTGTCGAGGTTTGTGTTGATGTTCGGATCGTTGACGTTCGCTGGAGTCAGCTCCACGATGTGATGAACCATGACCGCTGGTGTCTCTACTCCTTGAGCCAAGCAATGCTGGCAAAGGTAGCAATCGCGTTGCAATGCCTGCTCGCGAGCCTGTTCCCAGTCGGTCGAGTGATAGAAGCGGTATGAGAAGCCCTTAGCCATCGCCGTACCTTCCCAACAAAAAAGGGACGCGAGCCGAAGCCCGTGTCCCTTTCGTTTACCTAATCCACCGTAGCGAACTTTAGCATAAAGCGGGAAGTGAAGGGAAGTACTGTTTTTAATTTTCCTTTAGCCACGCCACGCCAACGGCATCGATATACCTGAACGCGGCATTGCACAATTCGCGGCACCACTTGGGCGAACACTGCATAACAACAGCAACGTCAGCCCATGGCATCGCCTGGCAGTAGCCCATACATACCGCATCGGCGTAGCGGTTGCCCTTGAGTTTTGCCAAGCCGCCGTGATTGTCGTTGCCATACAGCACGGCGCAGGCTTCATCAACGGCGGCATTGCTTTCAACGATGCGCAGCTTCAAGCGTTGCTCAAAGTCGATGCGCCCGTTGATCGCATCCATAGGGTCGCACGAACCGCCACCACCGCCAGCCGTATAACTCTGAGCCTTTGCCCCTTCACGAGCCTTGAGACGTGCAAGCATTTCTCTTGACTTCTCAAGGCTCGCCACCTCGTCGCGTATGCCCTCAAAGTATTCCTTGGCATCCACGACGCATCATCTACTCAATACCGGTAGAGCCGAAGCCGTCTTCGCCACGCTCGGTGCCGCTCAGCTTTTCGACCTTCACCAGGTCACACGGCACAAACGGCACAACGACCATCTGGCATACCCGCGAACCCTTCGGCAGATACACCGTGTCGCAGCTGAGGTTCACGAGAGGTGCGCACACCTCGCCGCGAAAGCCGCTGTCGATGACCCCGACGCTGTGGCTGAGCGTGACGCCGTAAAGGCTCGAAAGACCAGAGCGAGGGAACAGCAGCCCAACGCACCCGCTCGGAATCTCGAAAGCGCATCCGAGCCCGACGATTGCGCGGGCGTTCGGCTCAAGCCTGCAATCCTCGGTGATGCACAAGTCGAAGCCCGCATCTCCATCGTGTGCGTAACGCGGCAGCTCGGCGGCGTCGAGCAGCTTCACGTTCAGTTTTCGTCCTTGCATACCTGCTCCTTAAAACGGAATGTCTTCGTCGTAAACGTCAGGCACGTATGCCTGCTGCGGCTGAACCTGGTACGGCTGCTGAGCCTGCGGCTGTTGCGGCTGCCTGTAGTTGGTCATGCCGATGATGTTGTCAACGATGACCTCTAGCTTGCGGCGGCGCTGACCGTCGGCTTCCCACGTGCTCATGCGCAGGTGTCCTACGACGGCAAGCTTTGCTCCTTTTTGCAGATAGCCATTGGCTTGCAGCGATTCGCCGCGCTTGCCGAACATCGTGCAATCGACCCAGCTGGTCTCGTCCGCATAGCTGCCGTCTTGCTGCTTGCGCCTATGGTTGACCGCCAGAGAGAACGACGTGATCGCCATGCCGCCAGCCGTGTACCTCACCTCGGCATCGTTGCCGATGTTCCCGCTCAGCGTGCAGGTGTTAAGGCTCTCGGCGCTCATCGGGCACCACCTCCGACGATTGCCAGCGCCATGAAGGCGAAAACCGTGATGGCTGTCGCAATTGCAGGCAGCACCAAGGTAAACGTGCCGTGAGTGAACAGCAGGGCGAACGACTCGACAAGGCAGAAGAAGCAGAACATCAAAATCACTACGAGTATCACGCCAGCAACGGTCACGAACAGAGCTATGCGATTGACACGCTTGCTTCCATCATCTTGCTTGCGCATGCCTACCACCTCACCAGGGTAGACAGCAGGTTTGCCCGCTGGTTCTTGCCCAAGCCCTTCACCTTGCGACCGCTTGCTATGCGCAGCTTCTTCATGAGCGCATCGGCACGGGTCTCGGCGTATCCGGGTAGAGCCGTAATCATCTGCTTGACGCGCATGCCCGCAGCAGCTTGATCGCCTTCATCCACAAGCTCAAAGAACTTCTCAAGCGGCAAAGCGCCCTTCTTCAACTGCTCGCGATATTCGGCTCGCTGATGCCTTATCTGCATTCCCTTAGCAAGGTTCTCTTGCCTTTGTTCTTTGGTCAAAATCGGTACCATTTTCACTATCTCCTGATTCTTACTTGAAATACGTCGGTTGTCGTTTTCAAAACCGCTGGTTTTGCGGTCTGACCTTTCTTTTTGTTGGCGTTAGCAAAATGGTCGAAATCACGCCGTTGGCACACCGTTGGCACCGTCTCCCTTAAGCTCGTCGGTGAACTTGTCGAACACCTCTGCCGCCCTCTGGTCGCGCCCCGGCATGGCGTGCGCGTAAAGCCGAAGCGTGGTCGATTCGTTAGCGTGGCCGAAACGCTCGGCGATGTCCTTAAGGTTCGCGCCGTTCGCCAAAAGCCACGTTGCGTGCGTGTGTCGCAAGCTGTGGAACGTGCAGCCCTTGGGAAGACCCAAACTGTTGCGTAGACGGCTGAACGCCTTCGAGACCGTCGTTGGGCGCATGAAGAAGCCGTTGAAACTCACCAGTGGCGAGTTTGGCGTGAAGGCATCGGAAAACGCATCCTGCAACGCGATGAAACCAAACACAGTCTCGAACTCACGCGCCGTCATGGAAACGTTTCGGCTCTTTCGGCCTTTAGTAACATCCACGCGATCAAGCCCGCCGCCGTCAAGCTCGACAATCTTGCCGCATACATGGAGGTACCCAAGCCGCCTAAAAACATCTCGGCGGCGCATCGCGCACACCTCGCCGACGCGCATGCCCGTATGCAGTGCAAGCCACGCGGCGAACGCGTAGGCCGCTTCGCGCATGGTCTTCTCATTAAGCTCGTCGGGATGCAGGGAAGCCGTAATGGCTTCGTCAAGCCCCGGATAGTCCCATTCGTCGAGCGCCACAGCTTCGTGCTTTTCCTCGGCAGGCGGCTCCACGTAAAACAGCGGGTTCATCTCGCACACGCCGCTTTTGACCCAGTAGTTGTATGCGCCGCGCAAGAAGAAATGCACGCTTCGGACGGTGTTGCGCGACAAGCCTTGTCCGCGCTTCTCCTTCGGAAGCAGCAACCGTGTTTCGAAGTCGCTCAAATCCATTACCGACAACTTGCAGGCAGATTTGCCTTTGAGGTACTTGCCCACATACGAGCGCGCGAACAGGTTCCACCGCTTTACTGTGTAAGGGCTGATGCCTTTAACCTTGCGCTCGGCGATATACGTCTTGAGCAAGTCGGTTATGATGGCGCTCTTTACCTTGCCGCCAGCGGAAAGCTGCGAAATCCAATGGTTCGCCAGCTCTTGAGCCTGCGCCCTCGTTGCCGCTTCGGGGAACTGCCGATATGGGCGAATCTTCGTGCCGTCAGGCGCGGTACCAAGATACGGGCGCGCATACCAAACGCCTTTCGCGTCTTGCTTGACCTCAACGCTCATGGCTTCCGCCCTTGTCATTGATTACCTCGATAGCATCGCCAACGATGTCAGACCACATAACAAGGTCTTCGTAGCTGACTTTCACGCTCTCGCGCTCGCGCTTCTCGCACGTCAGGATGCGCCTGCTCATGTCCTGCGAGACCATACAGAGGTTTTCGAGCACATGGCGCTTGCCAAGCCTACTCATCGGAATCACCGCGCGTTATCGTCACCGACACGCCAGAGACGCCGAACAAATGCGCGAGGAACAACAGGGACACCGTTAGATCTTTTACCGCGTTCTCAATGTCCTCGGTCTTTGCGTGTATTGCTTTGCCCTTAATCTCGAAGCCAAGCTTGACGCTACTCATCCCCATCACCTTCAATCGCGCGGATCATGTTGTCGATGCACTCTCGTGCCTTCTTGAGGTCTTCGATGCCGTTCTTGTCGCGCCATCGCCAGATGTACTTGAACGCGCACGCCTGCATATGGGACACGTACGCTTCTGTTCCAAGCATCGACTCCATCGCCGCCTTGCAATCGATGCCGGTGTGTCCCGCGTAATGCGAGGGCTTGGTCACGGGGTCGTAGCTGCAAGGGTTAATCGTTGAGCCGTTGATGTCGCATGACGTAAGCTTTGAAACGTCGAAGTTGTCGAGCTCGCCGTTCTTGTTTGCTTCAGCAACGGCCTTCTCAAAGTTCTCGGGGTCGGTCAGATCACCGACGCGTTTGACGTATGAAGTCATTCCTTGCCGCCTTTCTTGCAGTTGCGCCAGACGCGCAGGCAGTTAACCAGTGTCGGATTCGCCTTGATTGCGAACTCGAAGTTGACGGCATCGGCATCTATGGTTACCGCTTCGGCCCTGATGCCCATATCGCCAAAAAAAGCACGAACGTCGTCAATAAGGACTGGAACCATTCCGTCGGAATCTCGCTTTACCTCAATTGAGGCAAAGCGTCCCCCTCTATAGATTCCACGACCAACGACAATTGGGTCGGGTGCTTCAATTCCGCATTGGCTCATATAGCGCCGAAGCCACGTGGCATGCATTACGTCCTTTACGGCAATCGGAACGCCGCTTTGAGCGGAAAGCTCAAGCAGCCGTGTCGTTTTCCCCGATCCGCGCGTTCCAACGATGCAAATCATTCTTCCTCCTTTGAGTCCAACCACGGATGCGGGAACAGAACCCTTGCACGGCATCCAGGGCAGTATTTCAAGCTGATAGGTTTGTACGGGTATTCAGGCTCGAACCAGCTGTATTCGCCGCTCCAATCGAACGTCAGCTCTTGGCCGCATTTCGAACACGTGAAGCAGTCACAATCATCCGAAGGCTTGGCAATCCGCAAGCACTGGTCTTCCTCATCCCACACGGTGTCGAACTCTTCTGGAACGAACTCGCACTCTTCGTCAGGCACATACAGCCTGCCGTCGCATTCGATGATGTCTGGGTCTCCCTGAGGTTCAATCAACCGCAAAACACGGCTTTCCTCACTCGCCATCTTCGGCCACCTCCAAAAGCTCTCGATAATGGCCGCCGAAGCTGTTGTCGAGCCATTCATTGACCCAACGGTAGAACGCGACGAAAAAAGGCGTCGAGTTCTTATCGTCGGCCCATCCGCAAAAGCCAATGAACCCATCTGAGTTGAACGAAATCGCTTCGCGACCAGTGAAGTACGAGCCATCGCAAGACAAGAAGGCCGATTCAATGCCGCCAGTGCGATGATTCATCCTGATCTTTGAACAGACCTTGCCGCGATGCGAGGTGTGCATGTTGGTATTTCTTGCGTACGAGCACTCTCTGTTGTATCGCGCAAGCTCGATGGCAATGAAGCCTTCCAGCGCGTCAATATCGTTTGGAGTAAGGTCTGAGTACCCGAACCGCTCGGCGAACATGTTGCGCAGAATGTCCCGCGTCAGCTCCATTGGCAACTTGCAATCACGCGGTATAGGGTCTTGGACAACATCAAACACGATTTTCTGTACCTTGCGGCTATCCGATGCGGTCATTGCCTTCTCCTTTCTTCAGCTCGCGGCACTTCCAGCAGCGCTTGTCTCCCGTCGGCTTGTCGATTTCGATGAACCAATCAAGCGGACGTTCCGTACCGCAGAACGGGCACCGCCGCGTTTTGACCTTGTTGGCATAGCTTCGCCAAGACATGTGAATCACCGTCCTTTGTTGAAAACTCTTCGATTGTTGAAAACCTGTTGAAAACGTGTTGAAAACTATGATTCGAGCGACTGAAAAGCTCGAAAACCAGACGCGAAAACGAACGTCCGCAAAGAAAGAAGCAAAGAAAGTAAGACTTACTTGTCACATAACGCCACAAGCACGTTTGCGGGTTTTGGGTTTGGGTTGGGTTGTGACCCAACCCAAAACCCGCCCTGTATTGTTATGTATTGTATTGTTAGGGTTTAGCCAATCGCAAACCGATGGTTTACCGCTGGTTTCTTCCATGAACATCCGTTTTACCGCCTTTGACCTGCTATTTCTTCGGCTCTGACTTGTTCTTGCGAGGTCTCCCGCCTTTGGCTCCGTTCGCCCTTTGCATGCCGAAATACAGAGCGTTTTTCTGCATCCTCGCGCTTTCGATGCGCCCTTTTCCGTCGCGCGTCAGCAAGCCGATCTCAAGAAGACAGCTGATGAAGTCCTTGCAATCGTCAATGCTTGAAATCTCGTCGAACGCGCCAGCTTTGCGCATGCCAATCTGTTCGGCGAGTATCAGCCAGTCCTCGTCCGTCTCCACGGGCAAAGAGTGCGTCGTGGTGTTCGCCAGAATCTCGCACAGCCGCCAGAATGCGCCATACCCAGCGTTTCCATAGCGGAACAGCAATCGTTGGCACTTCTGGTCTTGCGCGGCGTTTGAGTCGTGCTGGAACCACGCCATAGGGTCTTGCGCCTTGTCGTGAACCTCCTTGGCAACCATCATTCGTCTTCACCTCCTCCATCCATCACAAGCCCCTTGCTCATGCCGCGAAGATGCCAGCCCTCCCATACGCAGTGGCCGCACTCTCGGCAGTTCGTCCAGATCAAGATGCCGCGAAACATGCACCTGCTTTTCGGCTTGTTGCCCGTGGCGTCGAAAACGCCGTTCTCGTACTCGCATGTGCCAGGCTCTGGCATTGGCGGCTCTTCGAACAAGCTCAGCTGGTCACAACTGCTTGACATACTTCTGGCTCGCGGTTCGGATGATTGCCATCAGATGGTCTTCTGGGTCTCCCGCCTTCAAGCGGCCATCGACCAGCACAGACGCGTACGCGAGCGTTGAGCAGATGGTTTCGCTCACAAACGCGGCATCGAAGTCGATGCGTTCGCCGGTGACGCTGTTGCCGATGTGGCAATCCTCGATGCAGCGAGCAACGTCGGAAACTTCGCGAAGCTGCTTGACGATGTTCTTGCGCAGCATGTCAGCCCTCTTTCTTCGTGTCATAGATAGACTTGCGTGTCTCGATGTTCAGATCGGGGTGTCTCTCCAAGAGCCAACGGCTCAGAAGCGGCGTATCCGTGTTGTTGATGGCATAGGCGTGTTCTTGTCCGTTTCCATCCATGAACGGAACACCCGTAATCTGATGCGAACCCTCGTAGCGCTGCTTCTCGATGAGGTACTTGGTCGATACGCGCATGCCGCGCTGATGGATAGCCAAGGCCGTGAGCTCGATGCTTCGAAGCGTCTTGGGGTTCAGTTCGCACCATTTGGCGAACAGCTCTGCGCGGTCTTGAATCTTGAGCGGAAGCGGGTAGACCGCCATTCGCTCTTGCCGCATCACACTTTCGAGCGGCTGGGTGAAATCGTCGGTGTTCATCGCACGTCACGCCCGATCAAATGCAAGATGAACCAGACCTCAGCGACGAGCAGGACAAGCGGAAGCCACCAGCAGCCAAAGGAATCGCAAAACCAGATGAGCCATTCAGCCGCCGCCATGGGGACGATTCCGCACAGGCACAACGCCGCGAAAATGTAGACAAACCAACGGATAACCAACGGTTTTCCTGCTAGAATCTCATCGTCATTGCTCTGGAAGTTTTGACGATAGCCCGTGCGCGTTTGCCGACGTGCACGGGCACCTTCTCTCTGTAGGCTTGCGCGGCTTCTCTGACCCTCGTAAAGAACCGACGCTGATACGCACTCGACGCGCTGCGGCGGTTTTGCTTGTCTAAAACCACTACGCAAACCAACGGTTTCTGGCTTGGTTTCATACATTTGAAACCCCTCCTTTCTTAATGCTTGCGAACGGTGAAAGTGGTGTGCTTGAGCGCGTATTCGACGCCGAGCCCGACGCCGACGGTAACAGCCGAAGTGAAGAAACCCCACAGGCCGACTACCTGAAACAGCTCGTCAAGCCACTCCATTACGCGACCTCTTCCCAACCCATAAGCTCATTAGGGCTGATATGTGCCACTCGGCAGATAGACATGATCTTGTCAGCGCCGGGAATATAGCCCTCGCCGCTCTCGTACTTCACGACGGAATCTTTGGAGATTCCAGCGCGTCGAGCGAACTCATCCTGCGAGATGTCGAGCTTCGCGCGGGCTGCTCGCAGATTTGCCGCGAACACCTCCTTGTTGAAACCCATTTCGTTTCCTCCTTTCTGCATTGAGCCAGTCTTTGGCTACTTGCTTGTCAAGTAGCCAATCCGTATATTCCTTGGGTTTGCCCAAGGAATATTAGCCAGCTGCTAATCTCCTTAGCAACTGGCTACGCACTATAGCTATGCAAAATAGCGGTGTCAAGCGAAAACTAATAATTTCGTTGTGTATTGGCTAATTTCGTTGTACCATGCACTTACATAAGAAGAGAAGGAGACTAGCAGTGAACATTCGCCTTATGAAGTTGCGGAAAGCCGCTGGTTACTCGAACAGAGACGAGTTTGCGGAAAAGATAGGTGTCAATAAGTACACCTACCGATCATGGGAATCTGGTGCGGCAATGATGAACGCCGAACAACTGTGGACATGCGCGAAAGCTCTCGGATGCTCCCCAAACGACATTCTCGGATGGAATGACGAAATGGGCGATTTCGACGCCGATGATGCGCTTACAGTTGACGAACGCGAGATTGTTGACAACTACCGCGACAGCTCGCCGCAATGGCAGAAGAACATAGCGATGACCGCCAAAGCGGCGGCAAGTGAATCAAAAAGGGATTAAAAAAGAAAAAGCCCTGAGCGACCGACCAAAGCAGCACAGGGCACCTAACAAAAGGCAAGGTGATAATACCATGGCAAAGGGTAACCGTGCGGCCATTTACGCACGTTTTAGCTCGCACAATCAGCGAGATGAAAGCATTGAAATTCAGGTTGATAAGTCACGCGAGTTCTGCGACGAAAGTGGCCTTACCGTTGTGCGCGTCTATAGCGATTACGCCAAAACTGGCAAGAACACGAATCGCGCTGAATTTCAGGCAATGCTAAAAGATGCCCAAAAGGGACTTTTCGATTACGTTGTGATATATAAGGTCACGCGCATCATGCGCAACAGAGACGAAATGGCTCTTGCGCGCATCATGCTTCGTAAGGCAGGCGTTGAAATCCTCTATGCCGGTGAAACGCTCGGCGAGGGCTCAACTAAAGTTCTGCACCTCGGCATGCTTGAAGTGCTTGCCGAGTATGAAAGCGCCGTCGATAGTGAGCGCATACGCGACGGCATACAGAAGAACGCGCAACGCGGCATGGCGAGCGGTCAGCGCCTGTACGGTTGGGACGTTGTAAACGATCGCTTCGTCGTAAACGAGCGCGAAGCCTCCGTTATGCACAAGATGAAAAACATGCTGTTCTCAGGCTCAACCATTGCCGACATCCAAAGGGCAATAAAAAACGAGCGGACAAGGCGCGGCAAGGCATTCTCGCAAAGCACGATTAAAAGACTGCTCTCGCGCGAGCAAAATTGCGGCGTATACAAATACGCTGGCGTGCGCACGACGAACGGCATGCCCGCACTGTGGTCACGCCAGGAACAAGACGAGATTGCAAGCATCCTCAACGGACGCGGCCACAAGCACCGCGTTGTTGACGGAGAGCAGCCCTATGCGCTCAGCGGCAAGATGTATTGCCGAGAGTGCGGCAGGTGGTTCGTCGGAACCTCTGGAACTGGAAAGAGTGGCAAAACTTATTACTACTACCGTTGTCCGAAGTGTCGCAGGACGTTCCGTCGCGACCTCATAGAGGATGCAGTTTCCGACACCATACTCGAATCGATACATGACCCAAAGGTGCGCGAGCGTATCATCGCAACGCTTGAGATGATGATTGCTGAAACTGCCGAGGATGACGCGCCAAAGGAAAGCGAGCGCATCACGGCAGAGATAAGGCGCATAGACGCGGCGTTTGAGCGCATATGGCACGCCATAGAGGACGGTATAGCGCCCCCAGGCGGCAAGGATAGGGTTGAGGAATTGAAAGCCCGTCAAGCAGCTCTGAAAGAGGAATTGGAGAAGGCGCTTGAAGCGGAAAGCGTCGAAGACTTGAGCCTTGATGACTATCTTGCATGGCTCGACACGCTAGGCGCAGAATCTGACCCATTCGAAATCATCGACACGTTCATACGATTCATACAAATCGACGGCGATGAAGTACAGCTGTTCTTTAGCTTCGACAATTGGGACGATGATTTTATGCCGACAAAAAAAGACGAACCCCTGATGAACAAGGGTTCGTCTAACTTTCATGTGGTGGAGACGAGGGGGATCGAACCCCTGACCTCTTGA